GCGTTCTTATCGGCCTCGTTTCTGTTCGTGCCGATCTGACCTATCAACAAGGTCTTAATCGTATGTTTTCCCGGCAAACTCGCTGGGATTTCTATTGGCCTGCTCTTGCCCATATTGGCGAGCAGGCCGTCCTTAATCAGGAGATTTGGGCGCAAGATCCTGCGAATGTCGACGGCAACGGCGACCCCATCAATCTAAACGTTTTCGGTTATCAAGAGCGGTTCGGAGAATACCGTTACAAACCTTCCCTTATTACTGGTCAATTCCGGTCTAACTTCGCTCAATCCCTCGATACTTGGCATTTATCCCAAGATTTCACTTCTCTTCCTGTTCTTAACTCCTCTTTCATCGAGGAAGATCCTCCGGTTGATCGTGTTATTGCCGTTACCGATTATCCTCATCTTATATTGGATACTCACATGGAGCTTAAATGTGCTCGGCCCATGCCTGTTTACTCCGTTCCTGGTCTTATTGATCATTTCTAAGCAATTGCACTTCCGGTGCCTCTCATAGGTGCCGGAGGCACTAATTCAGGAGGGAGAAACCACTTATGTTACCCGTTATCGGTGCCGCTCTTATTTCTGCTGCCGGCGGTCTTATGGCCAACCGTTCTAATCAGAAAATTTCTGCCAAGCAGATGGCTTTTCAAGAACGTATGTCCTCGACCTCTCACCAGCGCGAAGTCGCTGATTTGGAAGCCGCAGGTCTTAACCCCATTCTTTCATCTAAATATGGAGGTGCCTCTACCCCCTCTGGGTCTGCCATTCCCATGCAGAACCCTACTAAAGACGTTCCTCAAGCTGTTGCCTCTGCTCTCGCTTTGAAGCGAGTTTCAGCTGAAATTGAGAATATCAATTCTCAAACCTCCCTTAATCAAGAACGTCTCAACACCGAACAAGCTAATCAGCTTCTCGCTAACTCTAATTCCGCTCTCTCTGCTGCTAATGCTGGTCTTTCTATTGAGCGGACTAATACTCAAACTCAGCTCACCGCCCAGGAACGCACTCGCGTCCAAACTGCTATGGCTCAACTCGGTAAAACTCGGATGGAATCTATCCAAGCCGAAGCTGCTGCCGATCGTGCTGTACTCCAAGGCAATATCGACCGTTCAGAGGTCGGACAATTCGTTGCCTGGCTAGAACGCGCCAAACAAATTGGCGTTGGCCTTGATACCGTTCTCGCTCTTCTCAAAAAACGCAAACCCGGGGGCAAATTCCCCAAAATACCTCATGCAGGTAATAACTTCCGCGTCACTGAATAAGGATTCTAAAATGACCAACAAATTCAAATCCGCTTATCAGCCTCACCCGCGTCATCCTGCTTCTATCCGAGGTATTTCTCTTGCTCATCAAGCTATGGCCCCCGAATGCGATATTAATACCATCATGAAGCGATATGAACGGACTGGCGTTCTCGAACATCGTAACCGCTTCGAAGCAACTTATAGTGACTTCACCAACGCCCCATCCGATTACCAGGAGAGCATGAACGCTGTTCTCGCTGCTGAGGAAATGTTCTCTTCTCTCCCCTCTAAAATCCGGCGTCGGTTCCATAACGATCCTGGTGCTTTCCTCGATTACGTTTCCAATCCAGACAATCTGGATGAAATGATTGCTCTAGGATTGGCTACGCGCCCCTCTGAGGACCTCTTGGGCTCTTCCCCGCCACCTACCCCCTCTGAAGCTCCTAAAGCCCCTGAGAAGGCTTCTTCTGAACCTTCTTCTCCCTCCAAAGGTTCCTAAATCTTCGGCCCTTGCACAGTTCTTTACTTGATGTAACTGTGCTAGGTGACACCTTCACCTCTACCAGGAGACCAAAACCATGGCTCGACGCTCTAAAATGTCTCGCAGATCTTCCCGCAAAAACTTCCGTCGCGGTTCCAAAGTCAAAAGTAAGAACTTTGCTGGCTCACCTATGCGCGGCGGCATTCGGCTTTGATGTGCCGTGCTACTGCCCCCTAGACGGATATTTCCACCAAGGAAAATTCACTATGAACCGCCCCGCCGGATGCGACCAACGCATGACTGTCCCTTGTGGGCAGTGCATCGGCTGTCGCCTCGAAAGGTCTAGGCAGTGGGCCGTTCGTTGCGTTCACGAGGCCCAGATGCACGAGGACAATTGTTTCGTTACTCTTACGTATGATGACGAACATTTACCCTATGGCGAAACTCTTTCTCGACCGGATTTTCAAAAGTTTATGAAACGACTTATAAAAAATTCCGGTACTAAAATCCGTCTTTTCTATTGTGGAGAATATGGTGGTGAAACTTTCCGTCCCCACTATCACGCCTGCCTTTTTGGCTGGCGTCCTTCTGATCCTGAACTCTTTTCCGTCAATAATGGGTTTCAACTTTACACTTCTAAATTCCTTTCCAAGACCTGGGGTCTTGGACATGCCTCCTTTGGTGAACTCACCTTTGAAACCGCTGCCTATACTGCCCGGTATTGTACTAAGAAAATTACCGGTAAAGCTGCTAAAGCTCATTATGAATGGGTTGACCCTGATACCGGCGAAATTATCGACCGTGTTCCTGAATTCTCCGGTCAATCCCTCCGCCCTGGCATCGGCTCTGCTTGGCTTCAAAAATATGGTCACGATACCTACGCTAAAGACGAAGTGATCCTACAAGGCCAAGCCATGAAACCTCCTCGGTTCTACGATAAAACCTTCGAGAAAATCGAAGAAACTATTGTTGAAATGGTCAAACAAGAAAGGATTGATAAACACTTAAGCTTTCCACCCACTCGCACCGATCGTCAAAAACGTGCGGCATCAATAATCGCTGAAAAGCGTCTAACAACCCGGGAACCAAATCTATGAAACTTTATACTATCCGCGACCAGGTCGCCTCTTTCTTTATTGCTCCTTTTACTGCCCCTAACGATGGCGTTGCAAAACGCATGTTCGTTTCCGGTTTAGGAGATTCTTTTCCACATCGCGCTGATTTCTCTCTACATGCCATTGGCGCTTTCGATGATCAGACAGGCGTTCTTTCGCCTGTTGAACCCTATTTGGTTCTAGCAGGTCATTCTATCGCCCTGGAACTCGACCCCAGGCCCCATCAACTTTCCCAGGAGACCGCCAAATGAAAAGCGTTATGAAACATAACTTTGCTCAAGTTCCTAAGGCCGATATTCCTCGGTCTTCTTTTGATCGCTCTTGCGGTCATAAAACCACCTTTGACGCTGGCTATCTCGTGCCGATCTACATCGACGAGGTTTTGCCAGGCGATACCTTTAACGCCAAGCTTCACGCCTTCGGGCGTCTTGCTACCCCTCTTCACCCTTTCATGGACAACCTCTTTATAGACACACATTTTTTCTTTGTTCCGAATCGTCTTCTCTGGGACAACTGGGAGCGCTTTAACGGCGCCCAGGATAATCCTGGCGATTCCACAGACTTCCTTGTTCCTCAGATGTCTTCCCCCGCTACTACGGGCTACGCTAACGGCTCTCTGTCTGACCATTTCGGCATTCCTACCGATGTTCCTGATCTTCCACATAGTTCCTTGTGGCATCGTGCTTATAACCTCATTTGGAACGAATGGTTTCGTGATCAAAATCTCCAAGATTCCGTTACTGTCGACAAAGGTGATGGTCCTGACGACCCTTCCGACTACTTTTTGCTTAAACGTGGCAAACGTCACGACTACTTTACTTCTTCGTTGCCCTGGCCCCAGAAAGGACCCGCCGTGGATCTTCCTTTGGGCACTTCTGCCCCTATTGTTTCCACTTCTGCTGAGGGTGTCGGCGGGAACTTTGTTCCTGCTTCTTCTACTAATCCTGGCGGTACCCCTTGGGAATGGGGTGACAATATCTATGCCGATCTGACTTCAGCTACAGCTGCGACCATTAACCAGCTCCGCCAAGCTTTTCAAATTCAGAAACTTTATGAGCGCGATGCTCGCGGCGGTACTCGTTACATCGAGCTTCTCAAATCACATTTTGGTGTCACCTCTCCTGACGCTCGTTTACAGCGTCCCGAATATCTCGGCGGCTCTTCTGCCCCTATTGCAGTGTCACCTATCGCTCAAACCTCCTCTACTGACGCCACCACTCCGCAAGGTAATCTTGCAGCTCAAGGCACCGCCTCTTTGCGAGGTCATGGTTTTAACAAGTCTTTCGTTGAACATGGCGTTCTTATCGGCCTCGTTTCTGTTCGTGCCGATCTGACCTATCAACAAGGTCTTAATCGTATGTTTTCCCGGCAAACTCGCTGGGATTTCTATTGGC